AGGACAGCTTGCGGAATCCCTCGTTCGCACGAGCGCCATCAGCGGCACCGAGACCGAGGGACGCCGCGGCTTTCTTCGCTTCGGTGGCGAGGCCTCCGAACGTGCCCGAGTAGAACGACGGATCGTCCACAAGCTGTTTCATCACGCGGATCGACGCCAGGGATGACGACGCGGCGCGGTTTCCCTCGCGCGTCTTCACCTGGAAATCACCGAGATCCTTCTGCGCAACCTTGTCCTGCTCGTTCTCGGCGTTCGTGTTGGCGTTCTGCGTGACCCGCGTGGCGCCGGCCTCGGCCTTCGACTTCGTGTAGTCCAGCAGGGAGCCGGTGTACCCGTTGTTCCGCTTGGCGTACTCGTACTCCTGAATGATGGCCGGGTCCGCGCCCTTACGCTTCTCCGCAATCATGTCCTCGACAGACCCACGGAACCCGTTGGCGACGCGCCAGGCGTATTCCTTCTGATCCGGCGTCATCTGCCGGTTCTCGCGGTCCATCTGTAGCTCGTTAGCCAGCAGGGCCTTCATGCCCTCCTTGGCCCCTTCCGGAGCCGCAGGATGCGCCATCGCGCGTACGAGCCACTGGATGCGCTGCGCCGAGCCGGGCTGCATCCCGTTGAACGTGGCCGCCGCCGCGGGCTTCATGCCGGCCTGAACGAGCACCTGCGGAGCCGCCTGTGCGATCTGCACGCGCTGCTCGACCGGAACCGGGTCGGCCTCAGCCGGCAGGGTCATAGTCGGGCCAGCGGGGGACGCGGACACGCCAGCCGCAGCGCTCGGCATCTGCGGCACGAACCCAGGATCAGCGCTCGCGACTTGAACGCGCGCGGGCACCACGGGGGCGTCGCCGCCGCCGAATCGGCTCGTGCGCTCGGCGTAGACCTGCCCGGCAGTCTTGGGCGAGCCGTCGCGGTTGTAGAAGATCGTCCGATTCGCGGCGACCGACGACGGGTCAACGAACGCCGCCGCGGGCGCCTCCGGATTGTTGATCGCGCCCTTAATGAACCGCGTTGCGCCGCCGGCCCCAAGAAAATGCGCCACGTACAGGTTGCCCGGCGTGATCGGCACCCCCGCGTTCGTCAGCACCGAAGCGTTGTCGCGCGTGAACCGCTCCATGGCGCGCGTCGACTGCGCCACGTCGGTGCGCCCGTCCGGCGTGAGACCGAGTTCGGGGTACTTCTTGCGCAGGCCCTCCCACGTTCCGGCCGTGAACTGGTCGATGCCGGTCGCGCTGCTGTTCGGGTTTTTCGCCGTCGCGCTGCCGCCGGACTCCTTGCCGCGCAGGGTTGCGAGGTACGATCCGGCCACACCGCCCGCATCCGTGAACGCCGGGCCGCGCGCGACAGGAGCCGCGGGCGCAGGAGCGGCCGGCGTGCCCGTGCTCGGATCGACCGTACCACCGAGGACGCCCGCCAGCCCGCCTCCGAACTGCTTCTGAAAATCGGCCGTCTGCGCCTTGGCGTCGCCGAGCTTCACCAGTGACAGGCCGGTCTGCAGATCGCCGGCATCGAATGCGGTCTTGGCCGCGCCAGCATAGTCGCCGGCTTGGACCTGCCCGCCGAGGGCCTGCAGGAGCGTCTGCTTTCGCGACTCCTCGAGACCGGCGGCCAGCGACGTGCCGGCGCGCGAGAGGGCAGAGAAATCGACCGCGACGCCGCCAGACATGGGTGCTCCTACGCGAACAGCTTGGACAGGTTCGAGATGCCGCCCCCGCCTGCGAAATTGGCGATACCACCGATGAGGTTCGATCCCAAGCCGAGCACGTTCGCGCTCGCCTGTTCCTGTGCCTTCGCGCCCTTTTGCAGGGTGTCGGCGATGCCGAGGGCCGCCTGGTTGCCGATCCCGGCCGAGGCTGTGCCGGCGTTATAGTTGTTGCCCGCGATCGTCGCGGCTAGCCCTGCGCGCCCCTGCGCAGTCTGCTGGTCGACGCCAGCCAGCGCGGAGCCGAGATTCCCGGCGACGCCGGCCTCGCCCGTGAGCGCCCCGGCCTTGCCTGCGAGGCCAGTCGTGTAGCCGCCCATAAGGCCGGAAAGATTGCCGATGTAGCTGTTCCAGTCTTGGTCAGCGAGCCCGGTGGCCGTCTTCAAGAGGTCCGTAGTCGCGTTGCCGCCGGCAAGGTCGCCGCGGGCTCCAGCTGCGCGCGAGACGGCACCGAGCGCCTCGTCGCGGGCATATTCATATCCGGGGGCGGCCCGGAACGAGTCCGCCGCCCGGGCCGAACCTTCAGCGCCATTTGCGCCTGTCGCGTCGAGTAGCCTGCCGTATGCCGCGCCACCACCTTGCACGAGAGGGGTGTAGAGTTCGCCCGCGTCGTTCAGCAGGCCGCGCGCCGTGCCCGCCCCGCCCTGCAGGTCGCCACGCGCCGCGTCGCCGCCAGTCGCCAGAATGCCCTGGCCCGATTCGAGGACGCCGTTTGCGAGATCGCGGCCGGCATAGATCGTGTTCGTGCCGGTCGTCGCCGCAGCGCCGAGGGTCGCGGCTGCGTCCTTCGTCGCCTTCTTGCTGGCGTTTCCGGTCAGCGCGTCAAAGATACCCATCGTTCAGCCTTTCAGCGCCGCGACCAGCCGCACGAGATACCGTTGCAGATCGACCGCATAGTCGTACCACGCCACGTCCGTTACGGGAACGTTGGCCGGCGGCGGCTTGGGCGGGTCGGGGAAGTCGGCGGGGATCATCGAGAAAACATGCCGATGTTGGAGATCAGCAGGCAGACCCCAACGATGACCAGAAGCATCGCGACGGCGGCGACACCGCAGAACATGCCAAAAAAGAACGTCATCTGCTTCCCCTCCCTTGTAACGACGGCACCACCGCAGCGCCCATCAGGAAATCCACCGGGTCCGAGATCTCGAGACGCAACCGAAACCCCTGCTCCCTGGCCCGAACCCGCGGGTTGACGCGCACGGATAGCGCCCGCTGCCCTTGCCGGCCGATGTCGCGCAGGAGCGGCTCGGACCACGAGGCCCCATCGTCCAGCGACCATGCGACGCCAACCTGTGGATCACGGGCCGGATCACTCGCGGCGAACTCGCGGCCTTCACCTGTCGAGATGTTCAGGTGAAATGTCGGCACCACAGCGTTCGTCGGGAAATCCCGCATCACGCCCTCGACGGTCCAGACCAGGGGCTCGCCGGCCTCCTGCCTGCTCTGCGGCGCCAAGGACAGCAGCGACGCGCTGATGGTATCGCCGAGCAGCCACCGAGAGAATGCATTCACGCTGAACTGCGCGCGCCACCGCTTCAAGCCGTAGGATTCGCGCTCGTGCCATCGATCCGTCGTAACATTGTATTCCCATGTCCATTCGGGCCCCGAAATCGACAGGATGGAATTGCCCTCGAACGTGTAGACGCACATGCGGATCGACTGGCGGTCGACGGTGCGCGAAACGGCAAGTTCGAACGGTCGCCAGGACACCCGTTGCGGCTGGTATCCGGCAAGACGGCGCAGCGAACCGTCCTGCGCGATCCAGAACAGCGGCCCGTCCCAGCCCGCGTCGTTGCCGGCAAGGCACCACTTGCCCCACAGCCCAACGTCCACGGCCTCGGTTGCCCGGGCGAGCGGAAAGGGCGAGGTCCCGACGTCGCGATAGAACGACATCGAGTTCGCCTTGAACGCGACATACACGCCATCCTTGACCACGCCGCGCAGGATGCCGCCGCCGCGGCTCTGGTCGATCGTTTTCGAGAGCTCGTTCAGCACAAGCGAGTTCTGCGGGTTCGCGCCCTCGCCGGTCGCCCGAATCGTGGCATCCTGATAGGCCAAGATCATATAGCCGTTGAGCTCGGCGACATCTGCCGGGAACCCCACGGTGTCATCGGGGTAATCCTGCACCGAAGCGCCGTCATCCGAGACCACAAAAGCGCCGTTCTCGCCCACGATCACGACATCAGGTTTCGGCGCCTTGTTGTTGCGGGCCATCGACACGGGCTGCTCGCCCGCCAGCCCGCGAAGCAGCACCGTCGGAGCCAGATTGCCGTTCATGGATAGCAGGCGGTCCTGCACGGCCACGTAAAGCAGCGGGCCGGCAACCAGCATGCCTCTCGGCCCGCCGCGCCCGAGGTCGGCCACAGCCTGCAGGCCGGGCACGTTGTCGAACTTGATCTCACTGCCGTCCGCGACCGCCATCGCGTTGACGAGGCGCCCCTGGCCTTCGCCGGGGCGTTCGCCAGGGGATGAGGATTGCGGAAAGACGATCGCGGCCATCAGCGTACCGGGATGATCGCGTCTGGCTCAGCGGCAAGCAGGCGCGGCTCAGGCTCGGCCTCCATGGCAGAGACTAGAACGTTCTCCTGCATGAACGTCTGCATCGTCATCTTGCGCACCTGCTCAAAACTGAGCGAGTTCAAGGACGGTGCGGTACCTCGCGCGGGCTGCGGATTCTCCCACGCCTCAGCGCAGGCCATCTCCTGCTCAAGCGCACTCTGCACACGGTCGCGCTGCTCCGGTGCCACGATGGCGAACTTTAGCAGCGACAGCAGCAGGCGGTAATCGGCCGCGGTCAGGTCGTCCATCTCGTCCTCCCAGCCTCAGAAATACTCCGAGCACTGCGGACGATACGACGGGCGCCCCCGCTTGAGCAAGCGCAGTTCGCGCTCGGCGGCCTCGGTGCGCGCGGCAATCCGCGACGCGGTCTCGCTGTCGACGGCGAAGTCGTCCGCGATGGCGTTCGCGAGGCAGATGGCGATGGGCTGAAACATGGCCTCTGGAATCGGCTCCGAGACCTCGAACGCGGTGACGTCGCGCTCGAACAGGCGAGCAAGAACCCCGGCAGATTCGCGCCGCGCAAGCTCAAGATCCTCGGCGGCCCCGGACTGGCCGGCGCCGACTTCGTTGAGGATTGAGAGCGCGCGCTGCGCGAGTTCCGCCAGGGTTCGGGGCATCAGCGGGCGCCGGGCTTCTTGACGGCGGGCGCCTCGGCCTTCGCGGCTTCGGTCTTGCCCGGCATCGTGACCTCCTCGGACGCGGCGCGCTCGGCGTCAGCGGCGGCCTGCTCGGCCTCCTCATCGGCCCGCAGTGCGGCCGCGGCGCGTTCGTCGTTCTCCTTCTGCTCGGCCGCAGCCTGGTCGGCGGCGTCCTTGTCGTCGCCGGACAGACCGGAGACCTTCCAGAAGCCCGGTGAGGCCGAGGCGGCCGCGATCAGGCCCGCATCCGCGTCGCCATCGACCGAGACGGCCTTATTCGGCGCGAACGACTTGCCGTGCCACTGGACGCTGCCGGTGTCCTCGGGGTCGAGGTAAATGATTCTCGGCATGGGGCTCAGTCCTGCTGCGGGTAGAATTCGATCGTGATCGCGACGCGGCCAGTCGTGCCGCCCGTGCCCGGGTTGAACGTCGCGAGGAGCACGGTGTCGCCGGCAAAGTACTTGTCGCCAGCGAGGGCGCCGGACGTCACCGGGCCCTTGTAGCCGGCGGTGCCGATGGCCGTATTGGCGGCGGCGGCAAGGCCGGACGTGTTGCCCGCGATGCCGATGTCGAGCGTGGCGCCCGTGCCGTTGAACGCCTCGGTCACGTCGACGATGGCGGCCTTCACGAACGCGCCGCGCGGCACGCACACGATCTCGCGGGAGCCGGCAGCGTTGCCGAACAGGATGACGTGCTTGGCGCCGTGCCAGCAGTTCTGGGGGTAGACGCGAGCCTTGTTTTCGAGAGCCATTTGACTGCCTCAGATCAGAGAACGGGGAACGTGGGAGGGGCGCCCGAAGGCGCCCCGTCAGGCTTATGCGTCGTCGATCGAGGCGAAATAAGCGGTGTAGACCGACCAGTCCTTGAGCAGGTTCGCGTTGTCCTGGAACCGCTTGAAGACCTTGCCGAGGCCGTAGCAGGCCTCGATGCCGCGCCCCTTGAGGAAGCCGTAATCGTCTTCCTTGCGCTCGGTCGGCTTCCACATCTGGCCGTAACAGACGGCGACCGCGTTCTGGCCGAGCATGAACACCGGGGCGACGTTGATGCCGGCAGCACCAGCGGCCGCAACGGTGCAGAACTGCTCAAGCTCTGGGATCTCACGGATGATGACACCGCGATAGAGAAGGTCGCCGTCCTGAAACAGCGGATTGTCGTCCATGCCATTGCCCTCGCGGGCGCGGGCGTTCGTGTTGGCCGTCACGATCACGGAATCGTTGGCGAGGTCGCGGAAGGCGTTCGAACCGGCGAAGCAGACGAAGTATTCCTGCGCGCCGCCCTTCTTGACCATGTAGGGCTTGATCGCCGGGTCGGCCTTGCGGGCGCGGCGCTTCATCAGGAGCAGGCCCGCGGCGGTCAGGCGACCGGTCGAAGCCGAGATGTTGGCTAGGGATGCCGAGTGCGAACCGCCGACGTAGTTCGATACGGCGTTGCCGTACTGAACGCGGTCGATGTTGGCGGTGTGCCAGGTGTTCTTCTGCGTGGCCGTGGCCGCGGCGTAGAGCGTGCCGTTGATGCGCTGGCCGGCGGTCGAGTAGGTGCCGAAGGACGACACGGTCTCGGAACCGAGGTTGATCGGCGGCGACTCGGACGGCAGGGCGTGCAGGGCCAGGATGATCTCGTCGCGCAGGAGCAGCTTGCCCCACTCCATCAGGAGGGGACGCACGGTCTCCAGCTGGTCGAACGAGGACTGGCGCAGGAACTTCTTGTTGAGCAGGACCGCGTTGCGGCTCCAGTCGATCCAGAAGCGGACACCGTTGCTATCCAGCTTCTCCTCGTTGCCGGTCAGCGGGCCGGTGCCGACGCCGGGGCCGCGCAGGCGCCCGATCAGCGGCACGTTCATCTGGTCGCCGCCCTCCTTGAGATCCTGGAGGATCTGGATGATGGCGGTGACGTCCTCGCCCATGTACGGGGAGAACAGATTCTCGCGGCGATACTCGCGCCAGAATTCCTTGCGGAACTTCAGAATGGCGTTGTTCGGTGAAGTGGTCGTGACGGCCATGATTTACCCCTGTGACGCGCGGCGCGTGTTGGCGCCTGCTGCGAAAATTGCTGCCTCGCTGTCGTCACCATCCCCGTCATCGGTCGCCGCGCGGGACGAAGCCTGGCGCGACAGGGACTTGGGGAGAACGACCACGTTCTCGCCGGCAGCGGAGGCGCCGGTTGCGGGCTTTTGGCCGGCAGGTCGGCCGTTCGGGGCGTCGGCAGCGGAGCGTTCCGCTTCCCATTTTTCGCGCAAACGGGCCTCGTAGGCGGCCGGGTTAAGAACCGCCTCGTTCTGGTCATACCATTTTTCGATCGCTGCGCCAGCCCCATAGGGGGACAACTCGCGCAGCTGCTTGGCGAAAGCCGGGTCGCGCGCCGCGGCTGCGGTTACAGCCTCGTCCATGGCCTTGAACTTCTCGTCGCCGATCCGCGTGCGGGTCTGGGCGAGATCGTATTCGAGGGCCTGCCCGCGTAAGCGCGCCTCAACGGCGGCAACACGCTCGTCGATCTTGGCCTGCTGCTGCGCCTCCCAGCCCTCCGGGTCCTCGAACAAGCCAGCCTTCGCTGCGGTCTCGTCCTTCGCCTTCTCGCCCTGCTTGCGGACCTCGGCGAGCTCCTTTTCGAGCTTCTGCGCCCGCTCGCGGGTCTGCAGGTACTCCTCGGCCGTGAACTTGACCGGCTCGGCGGCGGCCTTCTCGGGCTCGCCCTTCTCGGCGCGCTCGGCCTTGGCCGATTCGACCGTGGCCTCAAGCATCTCGCCGGGTGTCAGGCCGTCGTCGTCCTCGACAGGCGGCGCGAGGTCGGGGCGCTCGGCCTCCTGCGCCATCGCGGCGTCAAACAGGGCGTCGGCGTGGGCGTCGGTGTCGTTGTCGGTCATGGGTTCTCGTCCTGCTCAGTAGGTCCAGAATTGGAATGCGACATCCGCACCGCCACTGGGGGCCGGGTTCGCAGACCTGATAACGAAAGTCGTTGAATTGATCGATTCGACCCAGCAGTGCCCAAGGGCGGAACTGAGCGGCGTCACAACGACGCCGATCGGCATTTCGTTGGACTTGTGCAGGACGGTCACAGACGTGCCGGTCGCCGGCATCTGAATCTTGGCTCGACCGGATGTCAGGTATCCAACACAATCACGAACGTCGATGTTGTAGGCCGAGCCGAGCGGATTTGATTTTCTGAAGGTGCATTCGCGGACCTTAACCCTAGGCTGATTCGGGTCTGCAAAGCTCTGCGGAGATACGATGTCAAGATTCGGACCAACTATTCCGAAGTCGCAAGAATATAGCGAAGCGCCGACAACGCTATCTAAAAACACCACTTCGCCATGCTGATTATTAAACTGAACCCCGATTAGCGTGACGTTAGCGCAGCGATACGTCGCATCGGCACGGACGATAAGTCCATTGTAGCCGTTCCCGAGCGTGCAGCCGGAAACCATGATATTGTTATAACCGGAGCCAACATCAATTGACGCGCCAGACCCGGCGCCAAGGAAGCTTTCGCTGAAATACAGGTTGCCGCCGTTTGCGAGACCGGGCCCAAACCTGATGCCCGTCCCTTGCTGGCCGTCGATCGACCCCTTGGCAAACGAAAAGTCGAAGGTGTTTTTCTCGAACCAGACGCCGCCAAAGCGGCAGCCGAAGAAAAAGCAACTATCCATGTTGATCGCTTGGCACGGGGCAGCGCCATCGGTCGTGACCGTGTAGGTGAAAAAGCAGCCATAGCCGTCATTCTGCAGAGACCAGCACCGGTTAAACCAGCACGTGTTCATGCCATCGGCGCTGTAAATGCCAGCCCGAGAGTTGTCGTTCGTAATAACGTCCGTGAAACGAAGGAATACGCCGTTCTCGTTATAAATTCCGTCAATGAAGTTTGAGGCCCTGACGTCGTCGATGTGAGTCTGCGCGCCTCGGATACTGAGCCCACGCTGGCCGGTGCCTCGGCCATTCATATTAAACCCGGTAAAATGGTTACTCCCCTCGCCACGAAGGATATACACAAAGGAAGTCGTCGGGCCGTGGATGCTCGTCTGTAGAGACCCGTTCCCGATGACCTTCTTATTGACCGGGATCGTGACGTTTCGAACGATGAACGTTCCGCTCTGAACGCGGATCACTGGCGCCGTATGGTTCGCCGCGGCTTGGAAAGCGGCGCTGTCCTCGGTGCCGCCGTCGCCGACCGCGCCGAACCAAGCCGGGTCAACGGCATCGGGCGCGTTCAGCTTCCAGTAGCCGACTGGCGAGCTCCCGTCTGGAATCTTTGTCGGGTCGGGGTCAGAGATCGTCGTCCGGATCATGGGCATTCCGAATGCCCGATCTCCTACGGTCGCATAGCCAGCAAGGGCAATAGCGACGATCGCGGCCGGAATCTTAGCCGCCGACAGTCCGTTTCGCGTCAGGCCCAACTTCGCCCCGATGGAATCGCCAACGGCATTCCCGGGCGCCGCAAGCGTCTCAACAGAAAAAGCCGCCGCGGTTCCGAGATCCGCTTTGTTGGCCTTGTTCAGCTGGAGATCAATGATCGCATTGGTTAGAGGGTCCAGAGACAGACGGTTGACCGTCGAGGCGATGTCAAAAAGCGTCGCCGACCGAGTTCTACCGGCCTGCCAAATGGCTACCTGATCCTCGCCTGCGACAGTTAGGGCCGCCGGGATCTGATCGAAGCGCTTAACCTGGCTCAAAGCGTCACCCCTATCTGCACGCCTTCGCAGTCCTGGATAGCGAGGCCGAGTTCAGTGCCTAGCACGAGGCCCTGAAGATTGCACGCGCAGGCCGACCAGCCGCAATGGCAGAACCCGCAGAGAAACGAGCCGCTGGCGTCGTCCACCGGCTCGCAGCGCGTCTGGTAGTCGTAGAACAGGGAGCGGCTGTATTCGTCGGCCATCGTGTGCCCCTAGGTGACCTGCACCCATCCATCGGTGATATCGTAGACGAATTCCTGCGTCCCGCCCGTCACGATCGAGACCGTTGATGCGAGATTGACGTTCAGCACCTGCAGGACGCCCAGGATCGTGCCGAGGCTACCGCCGCGCTGCTTGAACCGGAACGAGGCGCCCGGGAACGCGAGGTTGTTCGAAAGGGTGATTTTGCGCGTGGCGCCCAGCGGCACGTTGCCGTCGAGGAGGAGAATGGATGGCATCTTGAGCGCGGTAAGCGTCATGTCGGCTGCGACCGTTTGCTTGCCGGCGAAATCCGGCCTGACGGGCTTCCAGTACGAAAGCGCCCCGGTCTTCGCGGCAAGAACGAGATCGGTCGTCGCGCCGAACAGGTCGGTGACGCGCGCATACTTCCCGACCAGGGCCGAGGGGTCCGGCAGCGTGTCGACCGTGTAGTTGTCGGGCAGGATAACCGCGTTCTCGGCCACCGTCTCACGCGCAGCGGCGCGGGCGGTGGCGGTGACGCTATCGGCCGTCAGGGGAGGCGAGACACCAATAGCCATGGCTGATCCTGTCTAGAGCGCGCCTTTGCCCGCCGCCGGGCTGCCCGGCTTGAGGCTGAAGTCCCCGGCCGCCGGATTGACGAACAGCGGGTCGGCGAACGATTCGCCAGTGCCGAGCTTCATGGACCAATTATTGAACAAATGGGTGGCCTTGTCCTGCAGGAAAAACACGTTACCCCGATGATAGTCGCCCTCTTGCTTAAAGACGCTGTCGCCTGAGTTGAGCGAGACGATGTTGTCGGCGATGTCGAAAGCGCCTGCGGCCGGCGCGGCATCAAGGTAGAACGTGCCCATCGCTTTCGCGGTCGCGGTCGTCGCCGCGATGGTGTTGCGCCGGACCGCCACGTTCTTGAACGTCACCGCGAACTGGCCGCCGCCGTTGTGCGGGTTGAAGAACGGGCAGCCGCGCAGATTGAGGCCCACGTTGAACTCGACCAGCACGTCACGGATCACGTCACCGGCCTGACCGCCGGCCTCAAGGAACCCGGCGCTGTCGGAGCACCAGTTGTGGTGGATATGCGCGTTGCTGACCGATCCCCAGAGCTCGACTGCGCCGCCGTCTTCGCCGTAGTCGAAGCTCGGCGCGACGCAGCCCACGAACCGGTTGTAGGCGACCTCGTGGCCGTCGCCCGTGAGCAGCACGCCGTTAGCCCCGTAGTCGTCATCCGGATTGACGGTCTTCGGGGTGTTGTTGACCATGGTCAGATCGTGCACGGAGCAGTTCAGCATCTTGCTGGCGCTGCCCGCGAGCGTCGCGCCGATGCCGACCCGCGTCATCTCGCAGTTTTGGACGACGGCACCGACCGTGCCTTTCGGTGCGATCACGCCGTTGCGGTTCGTGTCGGTCAGCAGCACCCCATCGACCACGACATAGGAGCCGATCGTGAGGGCGTCCGTCCACTTTGTCGAGCTGCCCTTGATCTGGCCCGGGCCTTTGATCGTGATGGGCTTATCGGCGGTACCTGCGGACTTCAGCGTCACCGGCCCTTGGATCACGACACCGGCCGGGATCTGCAGGACCGTGCCGGGCGCATAGGTCTTGACGAAGTCTGCAGCCGTCAGCAGCGGCGTTGGCGGCGGCTTGAGCGCCTCGGCCAGCTTCGCTGCCAGATCCGCGTTCTCAGCCTTGAGGCGCGTGATCTCGGCCGCGCTGGCCGCCGCGTCGTCGAAGGCTGCATTGACCGCAGCGAGGGCGTCTTCTCTTTTCATCACAGCACCGCGTTGATGTAGCCGGCGTTTGCGGCCTGCCCGAGAGGACCAGCATGATAGTTGTCGTGGTTGGGGCCATACCAGCCACGCGCATCGGCGGCGGCCCAGTCGTTGCCCCAAAGCGCGTTGAAGTCGACTAGAGTTGCTCCGACGTCACTCGCGATCTGCTTAATGATATTATCGTAAGGCGCGCGCGAGGTCTGGAACCCGTTGAGCGGAATATCTGTGACCATGATGAGATCACTGCCCGCATTCTTGATGGCTGTCGTATACTTCCGCGTATTGGTATCGAATGCGGTCGTACTCGTCTGCTGAAGAATGTCATTGCCGGCCAAGTGAAGGACCGTCAGGTCTGCGGCGAGGTAGTTCAAGGCGGCGATGAAGTTATTCCCCGTTACATTGGAAAGCACATCTGCCGTAAGCATCGAACACGCACCAACATTCAGCACATCAACTGCACGCTGCGCGCTGCGCGTTTGGTTGGCTCCATGGAGATAGACGGTGCCCGAGACCCAATTGAACGCGTATGTGTGCGTCGTGTTGGCGAGGCCTGTGATCTTGGTGGAGCGATAGGCAGCGCCGGCCGGAACCGTAATCGTCTGCGCTGCGCCTCCGTCGATAGACACCGAGAACGATGCCGCCGACGCCGTGCTAACATAGAAAATTTCTATGCCATCTCCGGAAGCGGTCGTCACGAACGAAAGCGGCGTGGCCGTCGCCGCGTTCGCAGTGAACAGCGAACCCCCCAGTGTCGCTCCCGAATTGCTGTTGTACTTTGCCCACGATCCCTGCGTGAGCATGTTGTTCCAGGCGTTAACCGTGGCGGCCCCACCATCCGCCCGGTTGTTGCCGAAAAAACTCTGGTTGCCGATGTCGTTGCTACTACCGCCATTGCGGAGACGGCTGAGCAAAAAGCCGTAAGCGCCATTGTGGGCGTTGTCCGACTGGCTGTTGCCGGTCGCCCCCTGCCCGGCAGGCCCAGAATGCCCCACCATCAAAATACGAGCGTTGCGAGTTCCTGCTGTCACAGCTGATTTTGCGGCCGTCCAGATGGGTAGGTTCGCACTTCCTGCCGCTACCACAGTGAGTGCATTTTGCGTTGTTCTTGGAGATCCTACCGCGCCCGCAAGCGTCTCTGTCGCTGACCACGAACCAGGTGCGCCCGTGATAGTGCCAGTGACGACGCGCGTCGTACCGGACCCGCTTATCGTGAGGCTGTCTAGAACGATGCTTGAGCCGATCGTGGCGCCGGAGATCGTGCCTGAAAATGCCTGTCCGACAGCCGTTGTGTTCGGCGAAATGGTGAGCACGCCAAGGGTAGGCGGCGGACCACCTGCGATTAGCGGCCAGCCTTGGGCCAGAGCGCGCGAGCCGCCCATCAGGAGAGGCCGGCAAGCGAGGAGTTGAGCGAGGCGCCGGTCGCCCCAGAGATCAGCACGCGAACTGTAGCGCCCTGCCCGATGCCGACGCCGACGGACGAGGCTGCGGTTGCCGTGACGTCTGCGGTGTTGGCCGTGTTGCGCACGTTGACCCAGGTCGTGCCGTCGAGGTCGAGTGTCTGCAGGGTAGCCGTGCCGCCACCGAACGTGCCCGAGACGCGCCAGATGTAGTCGCCGCCGCGGACGCCGGTCACCGGGCTGCCGGTCGCGCTGGCGTTTCTGAGCAGCGTGTAAGCCTGCGGCGTAGGCGCGCCAATCGGGAGGCCGGTTGTCGGGTCGATCGGCGAAACCGCCGTGTAACCCTGCCCGAGTGCGTCAACCGGCATCGCGTGTCCTCTGGTGCGTCGGCGATGTTGTAGCGCACGCAAGCCGAAACGAAAAGACCCCGCCGGGTGTCGCCCTGGCGGGGTCGGGTAGAAGAATCACCGAGCTTCGCAACTCCCCGACCGTCCTTCACTTCCGGTCAGGCGGCCTGCATACCATCACCCCCACGGGCTGTCATCCTCTGGCGCAGGCTCGCCCCACAAACCGCCTTCCATGCCCTCAGGGTCGCTCGGCACCGGCCCCTGCATGGCCTGCTCGGTCGGCCCCTCGGGCGCAATCTGCGGCACGGCCGACACATGCGCGTCCACCATCGTCTTGACCGCCTGCGCCTGCTCCTTGCCGGCCTGGACGCCGATCTTGCCCGTCTCGGCGACCGTGCGACCGACCTCGGCCTGCTGCACGCCGGCTCGAGCCTGCGCCAGAGCGGTTTCGGCCTGCGTCTTGCCGACGTCGGCGGTCTTCTGCGCCAGTTCGATCTGCGCGGCCTGCTGGACCATCGGATTCTGCTGCTGCGCCTTCTCGATCTCGCCCATGGCCTCCTTCTTCACAGAAGCCGGCAGGGCAGAGAGTTTCAGGATCAGCCCGGGCGGGATCTGCTGCCCGTTCTGCGCCAGGGCGAGCAGCGTATCGAAGGCGTCGGCCATCGCGTTGACGTTGTCCGGACCCTCGTCGATCAGGATATCGACGTCGAGCGAGCCGAGGGCGTTGACGAGCACCTGCTGCCCGAGCGGACCAGATTGAACACCGTTCACTTGGATGAACTGGGAGAGGCCTTCGCTGTCGGTGACGCGAATCCAGCGCTCGGCCGTCCAGAACTGCTGAATGGCGTTCCAAACTGCACGGTATACACGGATCTTCCAGCCGCGGTATCGAAGGAGAAACGGACCAAGCTCGGCGATCCCGGCCTGCTGTAGTAGCTGAATAGCTCGGCCTGACTGGTTTTTGCCGCCCTCACCCACGAGCGATGGGTTTGGTCCAAAGTTGTCGATCTCCTGCTTGGCATCCGTAAGGAACGCCATATTGCCCTGAAAATCGACCTGACCCTGCTCGACTTCGTACTTGGCGTCGCGGTCGTTGATCTCAATGAACCCATCGGGCCGGGCCTCCTCGCGTCGCGCAACTTCAATGTCGTCCACGGCTCCGCGGCTCGCGCGGATCTTCCGGCTGTTGAGCGCGTGCAAGGCCTTCGACCGGCGCCGGTTGATCTCGTCCTGCGGGCTCTTGAGATCGCGCACGAACCCGTAACGGTCGTCGTCCTGGTCGATCATGTTCGAGTACATGACCAGCCGGCAGGTCGTCTTGCCCTTGTTGTCGCGGAACGGCGACTTGGCGCGCTCTAGCTCGATGTCTCCCGTGAAGAAGCAGAACCACCACTCGCCGCGATCGCGATACCAGTGCTCGACGACGCGGACGGTGCGCTCACGGACGTTGATCCAGCGCATTTGCCGGTCGGCTTGAGTCGGGCCGTCGTCCAGCCCGCCATTCGTTGCCACGCCATCACGAACAGCGCCTGCAGATTCGGGCCAAAGCTCGGCGACGAGTCCGTAATCCATCCACTTGTGTACGCCCATGTACGTGGCGTCAGAGAAGTCCGGTCGACGAGACCGCGGATCATAGAAAAACTCCCTCGGGTCGATGCGATTCAGCGAAATGTCCGGATCGCCCTGGTCGCCAGCCTCGACGACGATCTCTAGGCCGCCGATCGCCGAAGTGGCGCCATCCTCTGCGCAATCCGGGCTGATGGACTTCCAGTCGTTCTCGTCGAGCGCGTAGTTCAGCACCGCCGTGGCGAGCTCGGCGCCGTCCTCATGCTTGGGCGTGCGCGCGAAACCTTTCGGGTCCTGACGCAGGCGCTCCAGCAAGCCCACGACGGCGTTAATCTTCCGCGAGACCCGGTTGAATGTGACGACCGGCTGCCCACGGCTCCGGAGCTTGCGAATTTCCTTTTCCGTCCATTGAGAGCCATGGCGATACCTCCGCGCCTCCTGCGCCTCGTCGATCTCCGCGGACTTGGACCCGAGATAGTCCGTGTACTGCCGGCGCAGATGCTCTAGGCCGTATGACGCCAGCCCGTCGTCGGTGCGTGACGCGCGCGGTCCCATCTGCCGGCCGATCGACCCGGACGTCTCGACCATGTAGCGTTCGCCCTTGGGCATCCGCGTGTTGATGTCGCGGACGTCACCAGGCGCCACGACCTTTTGGCCGGGTCCGATCATTCCTGCCGTCATTCGAGCCCGCCGCGCGCGTTCGTGGTCATTCCGTCAGATGTACCGCAGAGGAGAGCCGAGCGCCACTAGGCGTCGGGAGGAGCCGGCAGGGGCATCCAGTGGGTAGGGCGTACCAGGGCGCCGTCCACGTCCTCCCACCCGGCTGCAGGCACGCCGAGTTCCGGCACGCCGGCGCACCACCGGCAGACGCCGACCCATTTGCCCCATGCCCCTAGGATCTGTTGCCCATCCTTCGGCGCGGTCTCGATCGGCAACCAATTCATCTCGCCCTCTCCCTCAACTGACGCCGCAATTTCCGGCACGCCCGCGTCTCATACGCCGGCACGCACTGCCCCGTGGCGAGGCGCGCGACGATCTCCTCGTGTTCCATGGCGGCGACCGGGCGGGTGTGCAGGGCCAGCAGGAAGTAGGCCGTGAGGATCGCGAGGCGGGTCATGCCGTGCGCCCTTGTGTCATCTTGCTGGCAATTTCCTCAAGCGGCTTGCCAGAGGCGATCTCGCGCAAAATGAACGCCATTCGCCGCATTCTGAACGCGCCCGCGTCCGGCACGGCGTATTTCGCCTGCTCGTCGATCATGCTGGCAAAGGTTTCGATCCTTGCCTTAATGGCTTGGAGTTCGCGCAGTTCGCGGGCTTTTTCAAACTCCTGCCACTCGTCAACATCGTCCATCGTCAATCCCCCATCAAATCGTCGCCATACCGCCCGGTACGGTCGACCACAGAATACCCCGTCTCGTCGCCCTTGTCCGGCTTCTTCGGCGGCGCGGCAGCGAGCGCCTTGTCGAGCAGCTGGCCGATCAGGCCGAGGGCGTCGACTTGGTCATCGTGAACGCCAGCCGGGAAGCGGAGCATCTCAGCCTCTAATGACGAGCGCCAAGTTGCGGTCGAGGGCACTCTCAGCCCACGAGAAGCGATCATAGCGCGGAACGACTGCGCACGCGTAGCCTTGTCGCCCCGCGTCGGGAACTGCGTCATCACGCAGTACGCCTTCCGCTCGCGCATCTGGCGCGCCCGGTAAGGACCGACGCCCGCCTTGATCTGTCCCGTCTCCTCGGCCCACTCCAGCGGCCGCCACTTCTTCACGAGATCGCATAGCGCATCCACCCATTCATCCGAGGCCGCCTGCGCGCGCCAGAGATCGACCAGCCAGGGATTATCGTCCGCGTCCAGCCCCAGGACAGCATGAACCGTGTAATCGCCGCCCATGGACGTCACAGCGTAGTCAGAGGCCCCATAGAACCGGAAGGCGCCCCGGGCTTCGCGCGCGTTCGGCGGGCTGCTGTCGACCGGGATCAGCCATTCGGCCCGGAAAAAGTCGCCCGTGTCCGGCGTCGGCTCCTGCTGGTAGAGGGCCGACCATGAACGCGTATCCAGGACCGCATGACGCTCGCGAAGACGTGCGCCGTAGCGATAAGAAGGATCGTCGTCCCAGAGATAGGTCCCAGGGGCACGGCCAAGCGGGTCCCGCGGACCGGCAAGGGCAGGAATAGACAGTACGTCCCAGCCATCGGGGTTCTCCTCGCTCACGAGCCCGTCGCGCTCAATCAGGCGGCCGGCGGGGTCGTCTTCATGCCACCTGGTATTGATTAACAATTGCCTACAGCCTGGCGTAAGTCTGTTCTCGAAGTCGTCTTCGATCCAGCCCCAAAGCTTATCGCGGATAAGCTTGCTGTCTGCGTCCTCTCTTGACCGTATAGGATCGTCTATCTGCCCGAGATCCGCACGAAAGCCCGCGATGCCTACTCTTGCCCCGGCAGCCAAATACTCGCGCCGCGTCGTCGTCTCCCAGCGCTCGACAGCGAGGTCTTTCAGACCATACCCAAGCAGGTTCTCGTGGTCGATCGCTAGGCCGCGGACCTTGCGCGAGAAGCGCTGCGCCAGCTGCGAATTGTGCGAGGCCGCGATGATGTTCCCGCCATTTGGGTGCGCGAGAAACCATGCGGGAAACAGCACCGAGCCATATGTGCTCTTAGCCGCGCCGGGCGGCATGAATACCATCAGCTTGCGTATGCCACCGTCAGCAAGGGCCTGCAGGTGCTCAATCAGCACCCGGTGGTGCAGCTGCGGCTTGTACCCCGCCATCTCGGTCCACGCGAGAAACGACCGGCGCGCGCGACGCCGGTCAAGGAGGACAAGGGCGGCTTGTTGGGGGGTCACTGGTCGAGGGAGGCGAGAAGTTTGCGCTGGGTCACGTGAGGACACTCCTTGCCGTATCGTGTCGCAAAATTGCAGTTCATGCAAAGCACTGTGTACTCGGCTGGGAAGCCCAGGCGGATGATTTCTCGATAGATCGACAAAACATCCTTGTTTGCCCGGTGCGCACGCCCGCCGCCATTGATGTGCTCAAGCGTCAGGAACTCGATAGCTGCCTCGCCACAACACGTACAGCACCCGCCATAGCCATCAATGAGCTTCCTGCGGATCACAAGACGCCTCGCCTGCATGTAAGTGTTGAACCGGTCAGAATTGGCATCCCGCCACTTCTTGACCGAAGCAACCCGCAGTGCCGGGTTCCTATGATAGGAGGCGCGGTTACGGATTGCGGAGCAAGGCCCGCAGTGAGCCTTGCATCCATCCTTACGACGCGCGTCTTTCCAGAACTGGTCTAGAGGCTTGACCTCTTCGCACGTCAAACACGCCTTCTCAGCCATCACCCTCGCCCAGCTTCGCGGCGATCGACAGGGCATATTCCCTCGTCGCCGTGTCGGCATGTTCGCACATATCCGACATGAAGCGGTAGAGTAATTCGTGCGCGTTCACGGCGCGGACGATCAGAGCGGCCTGCGCAGCATAGAGGTCAACGAAGTCTGGCAAGTCGTTGTCGTCTGGCTCAGCAATTATCGTATTGCCGTGACAGTCAACGATCTTGCGGTCATCTCGACTAAATAGCTTCCACGGCAAGTCCAGCATCTCATTGGTCGATAACGTCATCTCGTCCACTCCCATCTATCGGCTCAATATCCGTCGCGATCCGCAGCAACTCGTCGTCGCTCACTTGGTCGGCGGATTTCTGGATGCCCTTGTGCTGCACCTGGGCGAGCTTGGGCGAAAAGTACGGCGCAGCCATATTAGCGGCGGTTAAGCGCATGTCTAGGTCTGGATAGACAGCATGTTCTGTAACTTCGCCAGTAATCGGGTTTTCGGACTTCTGTATCTGGCGCTCGCCTCTGGCAAAAGACAACAGAATCTCGTGCGGCAACAAGCCCTCGGCTGACGCCTTCTCAATGACGGAAGCCGAGAACTTGTTGATTGCGCCGGGCGGTCTCCCTTTCGGGTTCCCTGATGTTCCCTTTGGCAGAGCCAAGGTCAGTGCTCCAAGTGTAACATAATCACATCACACGCTTAGCACGCGCGGCGTGGGTTGCGGAAGTCAGTCGGGCCGGATGGATTCTGCAGAGATGCGAAAACAGCGCATCTCGCGCATGGTCTCCGGCATGTTCTCCCACCCCCACCGCTCCCACGTACTCGCATACCGCCGCGGCGCGCCCTCGGGCTTCAGGCGGACGTGGACACAGCCGATGCGTTGCGAAGTCGAAAATCTGCGCGCCTGATCTCTAGTGGCATGCTGTGTTTCAGTAACAAAAACACCACCGCCGCCGGGCCTACGATAAATATTCGCCCACCACTCCCGCATCTCACCCTCCCCAGATAACGAGTGCCAGCAGCGCCCAAAAGACGCCGCAGCCGAGTACAGCATACACGATCCCGCGGGTCATGCGTCACCCCCGATAAGACGCAGCCGCGAGGGCGACGGCGAGGGACTGGAGGGCGACACGAGACACGGTCGGATCAGGCGATTTCTCGCAGGCATGGTTTGCGGCCTGCCGAATGATCGAACGTTCCTCGCCACAGATCCTTCTTGACACCCCGACGATCACCCGAGCCATCAGGTTGGGGTCCGCCTTGAGCGCGTCCACGATGGCCTGCTCGGTCAGGGCAGGGGCCGGCAGGGGGTAGGCCAGGGGCACGGTCTCAATCAGACCCCGGAGCGTCGCCTCAATCGAATCCATAGACCGGCGAGCGTCGATCACGCGCGCCTCTGCCATCCCAAGCTCCTGTCTCACTTCGTCCAGCGTCGTCGCCATCGTCCATCCTCCACCCGGCCAACCCGGTTCGCTTGTATCTCATGACGCGGTTTGTATGTCAACCGCCGATGCGCACACGGTTCTAAACGCACCAGCCGTTTTTTTTTGAAACTTCCCCATTCTAATATACATACACCATATGGTAACATATAATTAGAAATTAGAAACTCTTTTGGATTCTTAGCTATGCTTCTAGAAAATTGCGCAAAGGCCGTAAGAGCGCGCGTCGAAGGGAAACGCACTCGCCTCTTGCACAGCAAAAATGTGTATGGCATACAACGTCGGGCAAGGAGCTTGTTTCTATGGCAATGATGCAACTTTCAGCGTGCGAGGAGTTGGCGAACAACCCCATTGATAGGGGGTCGAGCCAGTTCCGAAACGCACTCGGCACGGTCTCGGCCTTGCTCAAAATGTGCAAGGACCCGGGGCGAGAACAGCGCCTCTTGGACCTGCAGTCCCGGCTGCTGTCTCAGGGCGAGCCTTTGGGCAAGCCGCGCCTGTCGCCGGCCGAGATTTCGGCTATCAGACGCGAGGCCAGCGCAAAGGCTCTGGTCGCCCGGTCCAAATCCGCCCTTGGACGTCGCTTGCTCAAGACGCAGTCGGGCATCATCAGCCTGACCGACATCAAGCCGGCCGTGTTTGACGCTGCGCTTGAGATGATCGAGGACGGCCAGGCGCACTGCCTGCAGGCAACGACCGAGGGCGTGTATCGCGGCCCGATCCCGAAGGGCGGACGGCGCGCGAAGCGGTGGCTGGTCATGGCTGCGCTCGATGCGCGGATCGAGGCATACCATGGGGTGCGCGAGTGCCCCTGGAAAAGCGCCCGCAAGCAGGCAGAGGAGGGGTCAATATGATGACGGACGAGGAGCGCGATCAGTTCGACAGGGGGTACAGCGACGGCAAGACAGACCGTGCTTGTGCGAAAAAGATCAGGACGCGAAAAGGCGTTGAGCAGCATTTGGACCGCTGGCGGATTTTCGAGTGGATGCCCGGCAATTCGCATTTCGGCATGACGGCGCGCTGGAACGCCTATCGGGCCGGTTTTCTAGAGGGGTACGGCGCATGACCGCCCTCGTCGGCTCGAACGCCGTCCTGGACCGCCTGCGCGCACGCCCGGGCCTGTTCATCGTCAAGACCATGACGCCTGATGGGGTCATGTTTAGCTGGTCTGACGGGTCTAAGCCCGTGCCGCGGGCTGATGTCTGCGAACGACTGATCGAGAAGGGCCGCCTGGTGCCGCGTGAGGCGTCGGGGCAGGGCTGGGAACTGGCGGAGGGGTGGAGATGACCGAGATCGACAGGGACACGCGCCGCCGTATCTGGGAGGCGTTTAACGAATGGGCCATATCGCCTGCAGCGAGGGATTGGCAGATGGGCGATCCGCGCCGGATATTCGAGACGGCTTACCTTGCCGGCAAGTTGGATGCGGAGCTTGACGCTTTGGGCCTTGAGCCCGTCAGCCTGCCTGTGCTGACGAAAAAATCGATCTCGGACCCCGTCAGAAATCCAGAGTTCGTCGGCTACAAGGGAAAACTGTATCAGCGCAAGGCGAGCCGATGACCGCCGAGAACCCGAACGACATCGACACCCGCAAATGGCTGGCCCGAGCTCGCAAGCGCCTAGCCGGCCCAAATAAGCCGCGTGACTGGAAGGTCGATGACCTGAAGCTGGCCCTGGTCCTGCGGGACAGGTTCACACGGACGGAACTGCTGACCCTGCTGGACATCGCGTCCGGCGCCCGGTTCGACAACCGTAAGGGGATCGAGGATTTCTTGCGGATCATGGCCGCGCATATCGACGGGATGGAGGACGAGAAATGACAAACAGAGATCAAGACCTGCGGACGGCGCTGGAATGGTACGGCGAGCAGGCGAGGCTTGCCCGCCTGATCCACAGCGGGGGAGACCCAGGTCGGCACGCTCTTGCAGAGGACGGCGGCAAACGTGCCGCTGCGATCCTCGCCGCCCCGCCTCGACCGGTAGATGCGGAGCGGGTGGCGGCATGGGACGGGGCGACCCTGGAGACGCGTCTGCGATCTTATCCTGCCGCGCCTCCCGGCTCGGATGCCATGTCGTGCGGCTACGTCTCCGCTCTGATGACCGAGGCTGCGGATGCCCTGGCGTCCCCCGCCCATTCCCCAGACAAGGCGGTGGCGCGGGATGGGGTGGCCGAGGCGTTCGAAGATGCGGCTCTTGCTCGCGACGAGGCCGGTTACTCCGGCACACCGGCGAGCTGCATCCGGTTCCTCTCGGCAGAGTTGGATCGCCTTGAAAAGGCCCTCGCCCCCAAGCCCACCGGGACCGAGGCGGGGCGGGGCGTGATCCCGGCCGGGTGGAAGCTGGTGCCGTCCAAGTTGACCTATGCGATGGCTGACGACTTGTTTCGGACGACGTGGCCCGTCCCGAATATCGCTGCCGCCCAGGCACTCTGGGACGCCATGCTCGCCGCCACCCCCACGCCGCCAGTCTCGCCTCTCCAGATCACCTGGATCGGCGATCAGAAGCAGGGTGTCGAGATCATCCTCAAGACGTCCGAGTGGGACAGCGAGGCGCACCGTCACGAAGAGCCTTACCCCGGCATGGTCGTGACCTTCGACCCGGACGGCTCTATCCTCGACATCAGCATCGAAGACCTGTCGGCCGATATGGCGCCGCCGGTTCCTGGCGTATCGCCCACGCCCGACAGCACGGGGCCTGCGGGTAACATGCCGGGCGACATCACTCAGGTTCGCCTCGAACTCTGCGAGAAAATGGCCGAGGATGCTGACTTCCCAGAGCAACGGCATGGCTTCCGGGTTGAGGCCGAGAACATCCGTCGCAAGCTCGCCGCCCTGACCCCGTCCGCACCCATCGCAGCCCCCGTGCGGGATGACGGGGCGCGGGAGCGGGCGCTGATGGAGGTCGTGAAGGCCGCGAGCGACATGCCTCGCGAAACACCCGCTCCCGGCGGTGCCTTCACCGTTCACCCTTTCCAGATCGCGGCTTCTACGGTTTGGGCTCTGGATCGGGCTCTACGGAACCTCGCCTCCCTCCCCGCGCCCGCAGGCGATGTGCCGGGTGAGGCTCAGAGCCAGGAGGGCGGGCGATGAGGGTCACAGGGACGCATATCGAAAATGTTAGCGGTCTCCCGGCAGCGAGCCCGGCGGCGGTTCAGCGGTTCCGCGAATGGTGCAAGACCATCGGGATAGAGCTTGACGAGCAGGCTGCAACAGCATCGCGCATTCGCGGAAGGTGCGCGGCTGATTTCGAGACCCCTGTCCCTGCGGATCGGGAGGGCGGGCGGTGAGCGATTACGTGACGTTCCTGCGTAAATGCGCAGATGAGTGCGGCCCCGGCTTGCGGAAGTTCTTTTTGGACCAAGCGGCAAAATGCGAAGCTGATCCAAATCACGAGAGAATTACTCGCGCGATACTCAGCGTGGGTAAGCAGGCAGGCCGCCTCATGAAGGAGGGGAAAATATGACCACCCCCACACCCCCGGCCGTCTCGGAGGCGATGCGCGAGGCGGTGGCGCGCGACTACGTGCTCGTGAAGCGCGGCCTGTACTATCGGCCGAACTCAATGGGCTACACTGGCGTGCTGGACGAGGCGGGCCGCTACACCGAAGCGGAGGCCAAGGCCCAGACCGAGCATTGCGACGGCATCACAGCCCGCCTTGCATCGGAAGCTCCTCGTTTCTCGGACGCCTGCTGGACCGAGACGCGCGTCAAAACGGTGCAGGGCGATCTTGCCAGGGCTGAAGCGGAGATCGCCCGCCTCACGGGAGAGCGGGACGCCTGGAAAGAGCAGGCAAGCGAGGAGGCGTGGGCACTCGCCGCCGCAGAAGCCGAGACCGCTCGTCTGCGAGCCGCCTGTGCTCACTACGAGAAAGCATTCAATGAGCTTTGGGACGGGTACTCGGCAACCGCCAAAGATGAGTATGACCGAGCCCGCGCCGCCCTTACCAGCCAGGAGAAGACCAATGGCTGAGAACTGTCCTATCTGCGGTCGCGCCGACAAGCCTGCCTGCAAGCTTGGAGCGGAGGCCGACAAGTGTGGGCGCGACGCTATGCTGGAGCAATTCGGCGTACCTGATCTCACCGAAGCGTGGGCGAAAGACGAACAGGCCAAGCGCCATGCGGCCGAAGAAAAGCTGATGCATGCCCGCAGCGAGATCGCTCGGCTCCGCGCCGCTCTATCCAGACAGGAGAAGACTGATGGCATTTGATGGCATTTACCGGCCGCTGGCTGAACGCTGTGAGATAGAAGCTTCGGAGCTTGCTGACGCTGGCTTTAACGATGCGTCAGTCGTCCTGTATGAGGCCGAAGCCCGCATTAGAAGCCTTGAAGCCGAGATCACTGAACTCGCCACCGCCCTCACAGAAGCCGAAGCCCGAGGGAGACGGCAGGGCCTGGAGGAGGCGGCGAAGGTCGCTGATATGCGAGATAGGGGAACCCCCGATCATGGAAGCAACTGCGCTAGAGCGATTGCGTCATCCATCCTAGCACTTCGTGCCACCACTCCAGCCGAGACGCAGAAGCACGATGCCTAGAGCGAAGCACGAAAGAAACGCCGCGTTCCTGAAGGACTGGAACGCGGCGCCACACGGCCAGCGCGTCGCAGTCGCGGTGCGCTACGGCTACAAGTCAGTCGAATCGGCCAAGGTGTGCGCGCACCGAATCAGGACTTACGGCACAGGGCGTTCTCGCCCTCTGAAAAATCGTGTTGACACTAACCGGCAGGCATGAGACACAAGAGGCGCGGGCGGACGAGCCCGAGGGAGATGACAATGACCAGCGACGCAGTTCTGACCCTGATCTTATGCTTGCCGGCTATCGCGGTCGGTGCCGCCCACGCGATCGTGTGGGCCTTCTACCCGGAGGCACGCTGATGCACCGGATGCCACAGGTCGGCGCGCTGTATCGGCGCAAGGGCGGCGGGTTCGTGTCGATGCATGTCGGCATGAATGACCAGATCAGCGCGCGGATTCTCGCGGATCGGTTTGATGTCGGATTTACCAAGCCGCTGATGTCGGTGGCGGATTTCTGGGAGATGGTTGATGCCGGATAAGTGCGCAGAGTGCGGCCGAAGCTTTACACGTCGCCATCCGTCGCAACGTTTCTGCTCGCCCAGCAAGGCCGGCAGGCATAAATGCAAAGACGCCTACCACAACCGAGTACGATTTAGGGCAGACGAGATCACGCCAGCCCGACGCGCCTATCTGAACGGTCGCTCGTCAAGCGGGCGGGGCGATGGCTCATTTCAATACGTGGGCGGGTTTGGCCCTTGGGACGATCACAAGGACGACCGCTAGACTCAGACCGCTAACACCCGCTAAAACCCACGCCGGGAACCGTGGGCGAAACTTTGGGGGAACAGATGACAGCGAAGACGAGCGCCGCCGAGGGCATCAATATCAAGGCGCTGCAGGAGAGGGTCTGGTTCTTAGACAGCGAGGCCGCGGCGATGCGAGCGGAGTCCAAGCGGCTCCGCGGCTTGATCCGCGATATTAAAGCGAAGCGCGCAGCCAAGCCGGCAAAACGCTAATCGCATGTCAGACGAATTCGACACCGATGCGCTACGGCGCGAGCATCCCCTGTCTGCCTATCTGCCGGCGCGGGGCATCAATCTGAAAAAGAGCGGGCGCGAATGGAAATGCGCCTGCCCGCTGCACCAGGACAAAACGGCCTCGTTTACGGTCTATCAAGGCCGCAAGGGGCATCAGCTTTTTAAGTGTTTCGGCTGCGATGAGCACGGGGACGTCGTCGACTTTGTTCGAGCGTATGACGGCGTCGAGTTCTCGGAAGCGTGCCGGATACTGGGCGGGGAGAAACCCCCGCCCGCCTCCCGTCCGGAGCGTACTGCGCTGCCCGAGGCCGCGGACCCGTATGCGGACTGGCGCGCGATGCCGCCGCCGGCCGATGCGCCGCCGCTTGTGGCCGGCCAGCGCACGCCGCCAATTTACAACCCGAAGAACGACGAGAAGCCGGTCACATCGTATAAGCCGGTTTCGGTCCACGCCTACCGATTCGCGTCTGGCAAGCCCTACGCCTACGTCCTGCGCGTCGAGATCGACGGGCGGAAGATCACGCCGCTGATCGCTTGGTGCCGGAATGAGAAGACCGGCCAGGAAGGCTGGAGCCACTACGTCCTGCAGGCCCCGCGCCGGCTGTATGGCCTGCAGGATCTCGTGGCGCGGCCGCAGGCGCCCGTCGTCGTCGTTGAGGGCGAGAAGTGCGCCGATGCGCTCGCCGCCGCCCTGCCGTCGCACGTCGTCGTGTCTTGGGCCGGCGGAGGCAAGGCGGCGGCAAAATCGGATTGGTCCCCTCTTGCCGGCCGCGACGTCATCATCTGGCCCGACGCCGACGAGGAGGGCGCGCGCACGGTCGAGGGGTGGAATGGGAAGCCTGGTCTGCTGGACCTGATACCGGCGCCCGCGCGCGTCGCGAGGCCCGCAGCGAGCGCGCCGAAGGGGTGGGACTGCGCCGACGCCATCGCCGAGGGCTGGACCGGCGAGCGATGCCTGCAGTGGCTGGATGGCATGGGCGCGGTTCAGTTATCCGGAGATTCCGGGACACTCGAAATGCGCACCGTGGCGCAGGAACAGCCCGAGCCCGACCCAACTCATCCCAAAACGGAATCGGTTCGTCCCAAGCCCCGCCCCATCCCCGGAACAAACGTCGTCGCAATCGCCGGCGGCAACGTGCCTGGCGCCGACCATGACTGGCGCGCTGACCTTGAGTTTGACAAGCACGGGCAGCCCGAGCCGAAGCGCCCGAAAAACTGGTTTCAGTTCGTGCGCCATCACCCCAAATTCGTCGGCATGTTCGCGCTCAACACGTTCACGAACACGATCACGGTGACGCGCCGGCCGCCGTGGGACCGCGGTACGGGCGCCTGGACGCCGCGCGGTCTTTCAGATGACGATGTGACTCGATGCGCGCTGGAACTCGACAAGTATGAAACCGGCAACATGCAGGTGTCGCCTGAGGGCATGGGTCGAACCATATCGGCTGCCGCAGAGGAGCAGCGGTTCAATCCCGTGTCCGATTACCTGCGCAGTCTGCGGTGGGACGGCGTACATCGCCTTTATGGCGGTGACGAACAAGACGGGTGGCTGTGTCATTATTTCGGGGCCGAGCCGCTCACTTATCACCGCACTGTCGGGATGCGATGGCTCGTGGCCGCAGCGGCAAGGGCCCTGACCGAGGGTGCGGCCGTCGAGAAGGTCGATACGATGCTGATCTTGGAGGGGCCTCAGGGGTTCTTCAAGTCGACGGCACTGGAGGTCCTGGCGACGATTAATGGGCAGCGCCTCTACACGGATAGCGTCGAGGCTCTGACCGGCAAGGACGCCGCCATGCAGACCAATGGCGTGCTGATCGTCGAGGTTGCCGAGCTCAACGGCATGGGCGCGAAGACGGTCGACGCCGTCAAGAAGTGGATGAGCTCCAAGGTCGACCGCTACCGTCCGCCCTACGGCAAGAACGTGATCGAGGCGCCGCGCCGGTTCGTGACGGCCGGAACGGTAAACCCGAGCGGCCCGGGCTACCTGCACGACGCCACGGGCGCCCGCCGATTCTGGCCGGTTGCGTGCGGGAAGCCATGCGACCTGGCGGCGCTCGAACGCGACCGAGATCAGCTATGGGCCGAGGCCGTGCACCTGTTCCTGCAGGGCGAACAGTGGTGGCTGAAGCCGTCCGAGGTCCCTGACGCAGAGTACCAGCAATCCCTGCGCTACCACGATGACCCGTGGGCCGGGCGTCTGGATGCGCGGATGCGGGAATCGGGCTGTTGGGAGTTGAGCCTACAAGACCTGTTCGAGGCGATTGCGATGCCGCTTCACAGGGCCGGCAGCGAGGATAAGCGCCGGATCGCGGACCACATGAAGGTGCGCGGCTGGACGATGATTCGCGATGGGAGGGGCGAGAGATGGCAGAAAAAGTAGGGCTGGCGCGACAGCTGGCGGCCCTAGAGCACGTCCGTGGCCAATGGATTAACGGCCCGGCACGAAAGTCGGGGCGGCTCTCAGAAACACAGCATATCGTCGAAGGCCTGGACCAAATCCGGGTGACTCTCTAGTGGCTCGCGATCCACGAGCAGACCATACGCGACGCAATATCTAGCGCCCGCGCGCTTGACGCGGCACAAGACGTACCGTAACTTACCGGCGCTGGTCCTCCCCCAGCCTCGGGTTCCCAAACCTGCGCCCGCCCTGGCTCGTCCCCGGGGCGGGCTTTCTCGTTACGGGAGCAGCGCCAGCGCTTCGTCCGCCGAGAACACGACCTCGGCGATGCAGCCGGCACGGTGGGCGGCGTCCACGAAAGCGCGCTGCTCCTTGCTCGTCCGCGTGCCAGGCGTCTTGACTTCAAGGGCCACGAACTTGCCATCTCGAGACCAGCCGATCAGATCAGACCCGCCCGTGCCGCCGACGCCGTACTTAACGCTGCTCCCATCGGGGTACTTAGCGACGCCCGAGTTGTTGCGGAACAGCCGATGCCCCCGCTCGCTCGCGCGAAGCAGGATCTCATTGATGATGTCGCGCTCCTGTTTCATGCCGCGGCCCTCTGCCCATACTTCTTCTGATGCCTCTCGGCCGCGCGCCGCATCCTGTCCTGCCTGCGCTTGCGGTCTGCCGCCTCCGCGCTCCTGGACTCGCCTAGAGCAACCGAAATCCGCAGGATCTCGTTGATATGGCAGCCCATGATGCGCGCGATGTTGCCTTCCGTGACGCCGTCGCGCAGCATGTAAAGCGCCATCTCGGCCTCTATCTGCGTAAGTGCGCCTCGGCCCGCTTCTCGGCCACGTAGTCCCGTTTTGATTGCCGTATCGACCACAGTTTCGCCCCCCAGGCTTCGGGTTTCGCATAGCCGCGCTCACGTCCAAGCGCGATCAGTTCATCGACCGTCCGGCAGCTGTGCTCCTGCTTCTGCCGGCTCCTGCGCATTTCGACTGGATCGACCTCGACGAGCTCGCCGTCACCGACTGTCAGCGCCTTGGGCGTCGCCTCGGCGGCCGGCCGCACCGCGCCGCACTCCGGGCACGCCTTCATCACGGCCCTGTACGTGGCGAAGCAGGCAGAACAGACCTTTATTGCGACATCAGCTTTTTGATCGGACTTCTTCCGTCCCTCAAGCGTCCAAACGCGATCATCGTCTGGTAAGCCATGCGCCTCTATATTCCCGGCGTGATCTAAAATGATGGCCGCCTCGGGCTTCTTTCGGAGCGCGCGCCCGACCATCTGCAGGTAGATCGAAAGTGATTTGGTCGGTCTCGCCAGGCCCACAGCCTCTATCGTCACATCGCGGCCCGCCTGGGCGGCCAGATCGAACCCCTCGATCATCAGACCGACATTTGTCAGGACCGAGACACGTCCTTCAGCAAGCGCCAAAGCCGCGGCCTTTCTCTCGTAGGACGGCGTAGAGCCATCGAGATGTAGAGCGGGTATTCCCGCCTCACAGAAAGCGGAAGCGACATGCTTCGAGTGCGCCAGGGAGACGCAAAAGTAGACCGCGCGCTTGCCCATCGCGAGGGACCGGTAGTGGCCAACCATGTCCCCGATGAGCGTGGGCTTATCGACGGCCTCTTCGAGTTCTTCGACTGCATAATCTCCACCCCTGGTTTTCACATCGTTCAAAGCCGGCGTCGAAGGCGCAAAAGCGCGATAGGAAGACAGGTAGCCCTGTGAGATCAGCCACGCCACGGAAGGCCCTGGCACGATGGCCTGATATGGCGGGTCCAGTGGCTTGCCATCCAAGCGGTCAGGCGTTGCCGACAGGCCGACGATCTTCGCGCCAACAAGGGTAAGCCACTCAATCACGCGAGCCCAGCCGCTGGCAGCCGAGTGCGCAGCCTCGTCAATGAAGGCGACCGTCGGGAAACAGCCGGCGGGGATCTTCGCAAGGCGGTTTTTCAGCGTGTCAATCGAGCAGACCTGGCAAGACTGGTATGGATTGAACCGCCGACCAGCGGCGATTACCCCATGATCTACTCCGATGGAGTGGAACGTCATGCTTGTCTGCTCTACCAAGTAATCCCTATTGCAGATGAACCATGGGCGCCCGCCTTTGGCCAAAGCGCCCTTTACCATGAAAGAAGACTTAATAGTCTTGCCGCTTCCGGTAGGCGCCTGCATCATGACGGCTTGATGCGTCTTCAAAGAAACGCGAACGGCGTTTATTAGATCTTCTTGGAAGGGACGAAGCTCAATCATGGGCAGAGCCGAAGTTGGCGAAAGATCCATGAAACTCTATTGCCGCAGCGCAATAGGCTGCATGAGCAGCCTCGGCAGTAGGGAAGTATCCGAGGTGCTTTTGTTTCCCGTCAACTCGAATGGACGCGAACCATCTCTGGTCGTATTTACGAAAGAAAGCACCTTTATGGCCAGAAGTATTGTTTGACTGGCGTCCTCGATTGCGCTGATTCGTTTTTTCACAGGCAGCCCGAAGGTTCTCTATCCGAGAATCACCGCGGTTCCCGTCAACATGGTCCACCTGCCGCGGCTCTGATCCATAGTGAAATTTCCAGATCAGTCGGTGCAGCAAAAACCTTTCCCTGCCGATCCAAACGCTCGTGTAGCCGGCCGACTGCGGGGTTCCGGCGATCTTGCCAGCCTTCTTCCCACTGATATGCCAGAGCGTTCCATTCTCGGGGTCGTACCGAAACATCTCCCTTAACGCCGCCACATCGGGCAGCGGCTTTGCTTCTGTCGGCCCCATCACGCGCCTCCCAACGCTCTACGCACCCGCTCCACATCGACCCCAGCCCGAGCCGCGCCGTCCAGGATCTCTGGATGCCGCTCAGCCGGGATCGCGCCGTCTTTCCAGCGATAGACCACGGGCGAGTGCACGCCCACAGCCCGGCAGAACGCGCGCATGCCGCCGAACGCCGCCAGCAATTCCTGATGACGCGCGGTGACGCGGGCGCCGGGCGGTGACGATCGCTGCATCCGCCGATAGTGCGCGACGCACAGGCCGCGCGCGATCACAGGCGAGCCGCACCCCATCACCGAACAGGTTGGTTTTTCGTCCATCTCGTGTCCTCCTGCCCTCCTGATAAATGGCTGTTGACACCCCGTCAACGGCTTACTAGAACTGTGATGGGAACACGAGACGAGGACGACACATGACAATCGAGCAAATCGTCGCCGATTGCGACGAGCACAATCTGCATTTTTCGGTGGCGCGCGTGCCTGGTCAGGGCGAGGGGCGCGCTTGGGCCTGCCGTATCGGCACCGATCTCCGCAACATGCGGCTTAAGCCGACTTACGCCGAGGCCGTCTACGCGGCTTGGCTGGCTTACACCGGCGCGGAGGTGGCGTAATGGCCCCCCACATCCACGCCGATCTGATCCAGGGCACCGACGAGTGGCTGGCGGCCCGCTGCGGTCTCCTGACCGCCTCGGAAATGTCGCTCATCGTGACGCCGACACTCAAGGCCGCGAAGAACGAAAAAGAGCGCGCGCACCTGTACGAGCTCCTGGCGCAGCGCCTGACACGCTACGTGGAGCCGCGCTATATCAGCGACGACATGCTGCGCGGGCATCAGGACGAGTTGGTCGCCCTGGCCCTCTACGATCAGCACTACGCCGAGACCGAGCGGACCGGCTTCATCACGAACGACAAATGGGGCTTTACGATCGGCTATTCGCCTGACGCGCTCGTCGGCGCCGAGGGTCTGGTCGAGGCGAAGTCCCGCCGGCAGAAATATCAGGTCGAGACGTTCGTCGTGAACGTGTTCGAGAACACGATCCCGGCCGAGTTCATGCTGCAGATCCAGACCGGCCTGCTCGTATCTGAGCGCAAGTGGTGTGACCTGATATCCTATTCTGCCGGCCTCCCCATGGCTGTTATCCGGACATATCCGGACCCCACTACTCAATCCGCAATCGTCTCGGCCGCAGAAGCCTTTGAGGAGCGCCTGCAGGACGCCGCCTCACGCTACCGGGACGCTGTGGCCTCATCCAAGGCCGTGCCTACTCAGCGCCGCGCAGAAGAACAGGAAATGGTGCTCTGATGGATATGTCAGCCCACGTCATACCCAAATCCGACCAGATGAACGCGGACGACCTCATCGCCGGCCCGCGCACCATCACGATCACGAAGGTGTCCGGCACGGGCAACTCGGAGCAGCCTGTCGCTGTCTATTTCGACGGCGACGGCGGCAAGCCCTACAAGCCGGGAAAGTCCATGCGGCGCGTGATGATCGCCGCTTGGGGCGCAGACGCATCGAAGTACGCCGGCAGGCAGATGACGCTCTACTGCGACCCTGGCGTCGTGTTTGGCGGCATGAAGGTCGGCGGCATCCGCATCTCGCACATGTCGGACATCGAGCGCGATTTCACGACCGCGTTGACCGTCACCAAGGCCAAGCGCGCGCCGTTCACGGTCAAGCGGCTTGTGGCCGAGGCGAAGGCGCCGAGCGCGAAAGAGCGCCTGTTCGCCGCCGCCCGGGTCGCAGCCGGCAAGGGTCAGAGGCCGCTTAACGAGTTCCGCGCGAGCCTGGACCCGCGCGCAAACAAGGCCCTGGACGAGATCGGCGGCGAGCTCGCGCTTCTCGTGCCCAAACCCGAGATTCCCGCTCACGACCAGGACGGCGTGATTGAGGAGACCACCCCCGCCGAAGACGACGCGGAGCGGGACCACCTTCCCACTGACGACGAGGTTTTCTGATGCAAACCGCTATTCACGTTGGATCAATCGTCAGTAAAGAATCTCTGGAGCCTCTGACCGATGCGATCGTGCGCATCATGTCAACGCCGGCTGACCAGAAAACTATCCGCGCCGCATTGGCGCTGATCGGGCGGCATGCTGATATATCGTCGCCCGTCCATCTCTCGAATTGCTCAATTGTCGGGGATACGACGCACGAGCATTACGAGCCCCTCACAGACCAGCAGGACGAAAAATAATGGCACGCCAGCACGGTTATTTCGTACTCATCCCGGCCTTCATCCCGGTCGACAAGAAGTCACTGCAGAACCAGATCCAGACTGGCACCGTGATCCACGAGGCCGCTCAGACGCAGGATCTCGCGGCGATTATGGCGCTGCCCGGCATCCGCTACCACGCGCAGAAGGGGCGTGACGGCGAGGTCAAGGAAATGGCCGCTCGGTGGGGGTCGGTCGAGGTCGAGGCCGAGCCGGGCGAAAAAACGGCGCCTGAGGAAGGATGCCGGAATGAGCCGCCGATTGGCGACGAGCCAGCGCCAGACCTGGACGCCGCCAGCGGCAATGGAACCGAGACGCCGGCCGACGAACCCAACTCCACCCAGGACGCCGCCACCACCACCGGCCGCCGCAGCCGCGCCAAGGCCGCATAAGGAGAGCAGACCATGACCGATAAGAAACAGACATACACCGTCTGCGGCGTATTCAATGGGCGCTACATCTCGGTTCCAGGGCACGAAACATCAGGGAGAGCATATGAGTATGCCTCCCTGAAGGGCTGGACCGAAATCGGGATCATTAAAGGCTAACTGTGAATCCGGCCCAGCGCCTTGACGACGCTGTCGCCGATGCTTTCGAGTCGCCCGCTGATCGTATCAAGGCGGGCGACAACGCGATCCATATCCTTTGATGTCCGCTCTTCAAGGGTCATCAGTTCTGATTTGGTGGCGAACGTCGCGTTCACCTGACCGCGGAATTCGGCATTGCGACTTTCCATCATGGTCAAGCTCGCATTCATAGCGGCCTGGAACGCATCGCGCTCGTTCCGGGTCTTCTCCTTTGAAGTGTTCCGCTCCTCGGTAAGTTCCTTGAATTCTTTTCGGAGATCCTTGACCGCGTCCTGAACACTCTCGAAATCACGGTTTTTGCCACCGATTTTCAGTAACCACCCTGCAAACGCGATCAGCATGCCGATCGTCGTGAGAATTGTAATGGGCGAAATTTGGCTCTGCCAAGAGATCCAGTCCCCTACAGCTGCCTCCTGGACCCTGGCTTGTGCTTCAATGAAAACGGGTTTCCATACCTGCGCGTCTGGGAAGTGCGACATCAGAAGAACGCCTGCCTCACCTTGATCCACGCCGTCAGGATGGCGCTGACGCCCTTCCATAGCAGGAAGAGCCCGAGCCCCACGAAGAACCACGTCTTGTGCTCGACGACGAACCCGACGACGCCGGCCACGAGACCGAAGGCGGTCTGCACTTGGCCGAACACGTCGTTCGCTTTTGCAACGCCCCCCTGGACCTGGTCCATCAGACCGGCGCCGGACGCGCCGCCGAGGCCCAGCAAGCCAGTGCCGGCAGCCGTCAGCCACTTAGGCGGCGAGAACAGTTCGGGGGCATGCTGCTCAGCGCCGGCAAGGCTGATGGTCGCCCGATCGGCCGAGATCCGCGCGTGCGGCCACTTCGGTAGACCGGCCATAAACTCGGCGTCGATCCCGCCGTCTCCGAGGCCGTTGTCCTTGCGGATCTGCGCGACCGCGGCCTGAGTCTTGCTACCGTCGAGACCGTCGAGGAGCCCGGTGTTGTAGTAGCCGCGCTCTTTCAAGGCCGCTTGCACGTCCCAGAGATCGGCGCTGCCCTTCGGGTTCAGCCCGGGGCGGGCCTTGGCAGCGACCGCCTTGGGCCTGCCGAGTCCGAGAACTCGCTGCCACCACGGTGCCGGCACGATGTCCGCCGAGACGGTCGGGGCGCGAACGGTATTCAGAACCGGCGCATCAGCTACGGCGACGGCAGACTCGGCCCGCATGGATCTCAGAACGGCCTCGACCGGTTCGGGGCCGACGAGGACGTGGTTCAAGCCGTCGCCGGCATAGTAGGACTGGCCGCGGCGGACCTGCCGGTGCTGGCCCCGCATATCGTTCAGCACCGGGAACGACGCCCACTCCATCGCGATCTGGTTGCCGAAATCGGCCATCGACAGCGCGCCGGACATGAACCGCTTGTAGCCCCGCCGCAGCAGCAGCTGGTAGCCGAGCCGGTCCTGTATGACCGCGTCCATGATTTCGTTGCCCGACAAGCCGAGGCTGTCCCGCAGATCGGCCAGCGTCTTCTGCATGAACTGGAATCGCCCGGCCGCGCTGGAGCCGTACTGGCGCGTGCGGCGCGGGCCGTCCGCGATGACCTCGTTGATGGTCATCTGCGTGATCTTTTTCGCCATACCGGCTTGGCGGTTGCCATAAACGACGTCGTACCCCTGCGGCGCCTCATAGCGCGCCAGGAAGTCGAGCAGGGTCTTGGCTGGCGCGGGAGGAGAGGGCAGGGGGGCCATGCGTCAGGCTTCCGGCTTGGCCGGCTTCTCGACGGTCTCGTCTTCGACCGGCGCCGCCTGCGCATCGACGATAGGCCGAATGCGGTGAACGATGTCGCCGATCTCATCCGAATCCATGCGCAGACCAGCCGTCACCAGCAGGCGAGCCAACAATTCACCCGGCACCGAATAGTTCATCACCCTCTCCTCAAAGCTTGATGTACGTCGTTACCAGCATCAGCGCGTTTGCGATACCGAAAGCCGTCCCCGAACCCGTCTGACCGAGCGTCGCGGTCACGTTGTGGCTGTGGTCGCCGACGCTGACGCTGAAGGGGTGCTGGTGCGTCGTCGGGTTTTCGCTCGTTGAGATCAGCGCGGGCGCTTGATCAATCGGCCCGTTGAAGGGAATGAAGAACGGAAGTGTGCCGCCCTGCAGGAGTTGGCTGGCGACCGGGATTCCATGAATATGCGACGGCGAGACGTTGGACGTGTTTCCGTTATAGGTAAACGCGCCACCGGCAGCGACAGTCACGGAAAACGGGTGATCGTGCGCCGGCATGTTGGCGACGCTGATCGACGCCGACCAGCCGCCCGCGGTCGAGCCGAGCCGCGTGGCTGACCCGCCCGAGTTCCAATTCTGTACGCCATACGAACCCGACGCAGGCGCGCCCATGCCGTCCAGGCCAGCAAGGAGGCGCCCGGCCATGTTCGGCAGGGTAATCTGCTTGCTGGCATCGAAATCCTGCTGCGCGCTCTGCCCGCGCCCGCCCACGATCACGAGCGAATCATCGACCGTCCACAGATGCAGGAACAGGGCCTGCGTGTCGGCTGCGGCGCGCTCGGTCGCTCCGGAGGCTGCGTTGCCTAGCGTGCGGCCATTACCTCGCACCCACCCCGGATGAGTGCCGGTGTCGTAGCGCTGCTTGATGTCGCCGGTCTTGGCGACGTCCGTGTTCTCGCCGCCGCCAGCATCCCCGGCGGCTGGCGGGTCGGTCAGCGTGACGCCATCCGCCTCCCAGACGATCGGGCCGCCCGGAGAACTCAGGGCGCGGAACTTGAACGCGCCGGCCCCGTACATCACCGGCAGGATAGCGGCGCCATTCACCGGGATCGGGTTCAGGTGCTCGGTCCCGTTGGCGTAGTTCGCCTGTTTGTAGAGCACGGCAGGCGTCGTCGTGCCCGCCTCGAACACCTGCAGGACAGCAGTCCGGATCGGCTTGCCGTTGATGTCGAGGACAGGCGTGAGGGAGAAGGGGGCGAGCATGTCAGCGGTCCTCGGTGCGCGGCTGGACGCGAATCTGCATAGCGCCCGGCGCGCCGGATTGCGAGCGAATGGCAAGGCCCGCAAGGCGGCCGAGTGCGCCCGTGGGATCGCCCTGCCCCGCGAGCCCGCGGAACACTGCCACGGCCTCGGGGCGCGTGAATAGGTCGGCCAACTGGTCTAGGTTGCGACCCAGGCGCCACTCCTCAATCTTGGCGATGATGCGGGACGGCAGCTTAATCCCGCCCGTTGCGAGGTTCGCGGCCAGTCTCTCGACGGGGCCGCCCTGCTTCATGCGGGCGAGTTCCTCGGCGTTGTAGGCCGTGCGCGACCCGACGTTCTGCCGGCGGCCCATCGCCTCGAACACATCAAGGAGCCGGTTGAACCCGTCCGCGACAGCGTCGCCATTCGGCAGCGCGCGGATCGCTGCGTCTTGGTTGGCCGCCTGCTGAGCGTTCCCGCGATAAGCCGCCGCAAACTTGGCGCCTCCGCCAGCATTCGGTCCGGACATCAGGTTCTGCGCCGCTTCGTTAAAGACGCTTTCAGCGTGCGCGCGCACCAGCTGCCGGGCCGCCCATGGGTTGCGTTCGGCCAAGGCACCCACGGCCCCTGCGATCTCGCCTTGGCTGTTGGGCAACGGATTTGAGGGGAAAAGCGCCGTGATCGCCTGCTGCGTCGTCAGATCCGAGTTTGCCAGCTTGCCGATCGGCCCCTGCATGAGGGGCTCGACGACTTCGCGGCTGATTCGGGCATAATCGGCGTTGCGGCGGGCATAGGCCTCGCTACCCTCGGTCAACGCCTGGTCGATTGTGCCAGTGGCGCGCCCAACGACGGCGCCCGTCTCCTTGTCGATCGCGTCTGGAGCGAAGGCTGGCAGTTCGGTGCGGTCGCGGAAATACTTGCGCACCCGGTCGAGGTTTTCGACGTCTGTCGCGTACTCAGGAGGCTGCGCGGGAACGGCAGGCGTGCCGGGCTTGGTCTCATAGCGAACGACACGGCCCGTGTTAGGATCGGTCACGGGCACGCGCTCGCCCGGAACGGCCGGCACCGCCTCGCGCCCTTCTCGGCGGATCAGCGAATCCCGCATCTGACGCAGAGGGCCGTGCGACAAGCCAGTCGTGTCGGCGGCAATTCTCTCGTCAAGACTACGGACGAGCGCCTCAACGCTGCCGGGGTCGACCGCGTCTGCTCGTGCCGCAGCTGCGTCGCCAGCTACGGCTGCAGTGCGGGCACGGTTCGCGTCCGTAACGATTTCCTCCGCAGCCCGGCCAGTCTGAGGGCCGATCACGGATGGCGACGCGGGCACCGGGGCAACTTGGTCGAGCGCCTGCCGAGCCGCCGCGTCGGTGCGCTCGCCGGTTGCGGCGTAGAATGGGCGCATCCCGCCCAAAGCCTCGACGTGGCGCTGCAGGCTCGAAAGATCGGTTACGCCGTTCGAGGCGGCGTCGATAGCGTTCGCCGCAGACAGTGGAATTCCGGCGCCCTGCGCGTCCCCCATCAGAGTTTGCGCGCGGGCTAGGATCGCCTCGCGTTCGGCTTCAGGCAGCGACCGCAAAGACGCCGTAGCGGCCTGCTCTGCCCCCGACGCGCGGCCGGCATAGGAAGCAACGCCACCGCCCGCAAGAGCACCGGCAAGACGGGCGTAGGGCTCGGCCGCCGTGCCTTCCGTGGCTTGGCCTGCCACCTCAGAGCCGACACCCGCAATGGCGCCAACGCCAGCGGCCGCGGCACGCCCGGCGCCTAGGGGCAGCGCCGCGCCCTGCGTCGCAAAATTCGCTGCCTCGCTGATGACCTTGCCGGCCCGCGACTGTGGCTCGTACTGCGTCGGCAGGTTCGCCTGGATGTTCTCGGACCCGAGCGAGCGCATCGTCTCGGCGACATTCCGAACAGTTTTTGACGGCACGACCGGCAAAATGCCGAACTGCCCGCCGGACGGGAGATTCCGGTTATCGGCCGCCACGGCCTCATACGGCCGGCCCTGACCGATCGACTGCGAATAGTCGAGCCCTGCCTGTCCGAGCCGCAGCGCATCCGCCGGCAGGCCGATGACGCCGGCCACGCCCTTGCCGACGCCGTTGAGCAGGGATCGAACGCCATCCGTCGCGTAGTCCGCGAACCCCCATGCGGCGGCCGGTTTCGCTGGCGCCGCTGCCGGTGCGGGGGTATCGTCGAGGTACGGATTGCCGCCCGAGGCGGGCGCGTCATCGAGATACGGGTTCCCCGCGGCCATGCGTCAGCTTCCTTGGCTCGTCATGCAGAGCGCAATCATCCTGACCGTACTAGCAGGATCTCGCGCCGCCGTCACCGCAGGTGAGCCGGGGTTCGGTTCGGCTCCGCTGCTGATAGGGGTCGCCCTCGCCTGGGGCGTGACGGCGTCGCTTTCGGCACTGCTGGACGTCACAGCCCGGCCGGCAAGAAGCCGCGCTTCCGCATGGTCTCCATCACCTGTTCTGCAGGCCTCCCCGCGGCAATCGCTGCCCTGGCGTTCGCAAGCTCGTCTGCCGGTGCGGGCTTGAGCCCCTGCGCGCTGGCGTCGCGCTGACCGGGGGCCGGCGCGCCCGCAGGTGCGGTCCGAGCCGGGGCAACGCCCGGCATGTTCTCGAGACCGGCAAACACTGGGTTTGCAGCACCGTAGGCGTCGATCTGCGACAGAAAACCGTCGTCGATCCGACCGTTGTGCGTGCGCTTGTAGTCCACCATCATGCGGTGAACCTCCTGCTGACGAGTCGCCACGCGCTCGGCCATTTCGAGGATCAGCTTGTTGCCGGCCGGCGTGTTCTCAATGTTCGGCCCTGTCTGCTCGATGAACTGACGATCACCGTTCGAGAAACCGCCGCCGAGCGAGCCGCCGGCTTTGTCCAGAATGAACTGCG